CTTTTAACCGTATTGGAAGTGGTTCCACCGATAAGGGGAAATGATTCTAGCTGAAATCCCTGGATTGTATAGATACGTTCAGATTGATCTTTGAATTGAATAGAAGTTACTTTTAGCATGTTGTCACCTCATTTCTTACCACATCAGGGACATTTTATTAAACGTTCGTTTAAACTCTTTGTTGGCTTCTCTGACATCTATCGCTTTTGGAGAATGAAAATTCATTGTCATGGATTTTCCGCCAATCGTCTGCGAATTATTAATAGTTGCTGCTGGGTGAGGAGTAGCTGCTTTTGCTAATTTTGTTGACACTGCATTTACTTTTGAAATGGAATGTTCCAAACCTACCGCCAATCCGTCACCAGTGTCTTCACCAATTTTCATCGTTACTTTTGAAGGACTCCCTGGCTTCAATACATCCTCGATGGTATTTTTAATATTATCTGCAATTTCTTTTGCCTTTGTATAAAGGGCTTCTGCTTTATTTTTTATTCCAGTAATTAAACCACCGATTATTTTTTTACCAGTTTCGACTAAATCAATATCTTTAAAAAACTTTGTAACTTTATGCCAACCATCTTTTATATCTTGGATTCCTTCGTTCCATTTGCTGCTGATTCGATTCATTACACCTTTTATGGTAACTAAAAGGTCATTGAAATCCTGCCTTGCTTTTGTTTTGATGACTCCCCAGTTTTTATATAAAAGAACTCCAATCGCTATAACAGCAGCAATCGCAGCTACTATGGCAAGGATCGGTAAGACGATTGGTAGCAAACTTGCTATCAATCCCCAATCTGCTGCTGTTAAGGCTACGATGACAGGAATCAAAGCCAGCGCCAGACCAATCATGATTCCTAGACCCACCGTGACCGCAACAATTGTAGCAGTAAGTTCTGGGTTCTTTGCTGCCCAATCAGCCACTTTTGCTACAAACTCTGCAACCGCAGTCAGCAAAGGTCTTAGCTCTGTCATCATGTCAGAGATAGCAGTATTCAGTCTTACTTGGGGATCGTTCTTAAGTTCATCAACCGACTTATTTAAAGCATCCTGATTCTTTTTCAAATCCCCTGTTTTGGTATTTGCACCAGCCAAGGAATCAGTAATTTTCTTTCCTTGTTCTTCCCAGAGCGTACCGAATAATCTCGTTCCAATTGCATTTCGTTGTGTGGAATCTTTTACTTTTCCTAATTGAGTAGCAACTTCACCAAAAGCGACTTTTCCCGCATCGCCACCTTCTGCTACCGCTGTTCCCCATTCTTGTAATTGTTTTGCAGAAATATTTGTACCCTTAATTAATCCTGCTGTGGTCTTATCTACACCCACACCAAACTCAGCTAAACGGATTCGTCCTTCCTTAACTCCGTCTAAAAGTATGTCAATATTCCAAGATTTCGTTTCGACTCCTGCTGCAAAAATCCCCTGGATTTCTTGCGCATTATATCCTGCCCTGTGGAGCTGCGCTCCATATTCACTCATAATGTCAAGTTGATCAGGGGGAAATCCTAATTTCAAGAGAGTGTTGGTCATCGCCAGAGCGTCTTGTTGTGAAATTCCAATGGCATCACCAAACTCATTTGATTCCTGAATTAATTCAGTGAAATCAATATCGGCATAGGCTTTTGAAATGACCGCAGCACTTTCAATGATTTTCTGATTTTCTTTTTCTGATAAATCACCGTTCAATGCAAACTGTTTTCGTACACCTTCGAGAGCTGTTTCGCTTTCCACTCCATAGGCTTGAATGGTACTAATAATCCCTTTTATTTTAGGTATCGCTGCGTCATCTACATCAAAGGAAAGTTTAATTTTTGTATCAAGCGCTGCTGTTTCCAAAGCTTTAGAAATAACTGTACCGATACCAGCTCCAGCCACCGCACCAGCAATTCCGTTAGCAATTCCACTTCCCATATCTTTAAACGAGACTTTTGCTTTATGGCTCGTTTCTTGCGCTTGCCCTTGGAAATGATGAAGCCTACCTTCGGTTGCAATAATTTCACGCTGGAAAGCTCGGAACTGATCGGCTCCAATATCTCCCCGTTCAAACTGCTGCTGAACTTGGTGTTCGGCTTGTTTGAGTTGACTTAATTTGTTCGAAGTGGTTTCAATTTGCCTATTTAAAAGCTGCTGTTTTTGTGCCAGCAGCTCTGCATTATCAGGATTGAATTTTAAAAGTCTTTCCACATCTGAAAGTTCACTTTGTAAGGATCGACTTTCTTGATTTACATTTTTTAAGGCTTTGTTTAAACCAGTGGTATCACCAGCGATTTCAACTGTTATTCCTTTTAATCTGTCAGCCATTTACTCACTTCCTTTTAAAAAGAATCAAAGTCGGCTTGAGTTGCTTTTCTTGATTTTTCTTTTTGTGGTTGCTGCTGCTCAAGGAATTCTTCGATGTAATCCAAACACATGCCAATTGTCATAATTTCAAGGTCGTGGATCGTTAGCTTACATCGGTAGCACATCGCTAGGTATAATTCGGTATTTAAAACATCATGATCGTGGTTCTGTTCTACAATTTTTTTTTTGAGGTCATTAAACTAGAAGTTAATAAATCCTGTAATTCAGGAAAGATTTCCGCAATCGGAAACTCGTCAAATTCGCTCAACCATTCCAATGGTTCTGGGATCGTAGGGTCAGCCGTTTTCGCCATGATCCAAGCGATGTTGTAAAAAACCTCAAAGTCTAATGCTTCAAGGTCTTTTACATCTAAATCACTTTTTTTCTTTTTGCTCGCATTTTCTAAAGGAACCATTTTTAAAATTTCTTTCAAATAGTCCTTTCCGAATTGCGCCTTATATCTTAGAGGTGTGGCTCCGTTACTTTTGAAGCGCACTTTTTTATTATCAATGATTATCGTTTTTTCCATCTATATCATTCCTTAAGGAGCAACTGGATTATAAACTGTTGTGTACCATGCGTCATAAACTACGTCAGGAGTGTCGGTTGTTGTGGATCGTTTAACTACTCCGTCCACCGCTCTTGGTGCAGCTACAAGAGTTAATTCAGAAGTTTTTACTTCGCTTGATTCTGTTTTGGTGGCTGAACTTAAACCAGTTCTGGAAACTGAGCAATTATAAAGACAATGTCTAACTGCTTTTTGGTCCCCATCGAATTCAAACATGAAAGCAATTTTATTTGGTTTGGCATTTGAATTTTCAGTTAAAACATTATCCGTTCCTTCCAACACTTCACCCAAAACATCAATTTTAAATTCTCGTGGAATAGTCGCCAGCGTTAATGTGGTTTCATATCCCTGATTAGAAATTGATGTATAGTAAAGAACATCATCTGCGTAAAAGTCAGCTTGTTCCCCTTTTGGGTCTAAACTAATTTCAACTGCTCCCTTTAAGGAAACTGGAGTTGCGTAAGTTAGTGTTCCGTCTACGGCTTCTGTGACAACAGAATAATGAGCATTTCTTAAACCAAAAATTACTTTATTTTCAGGCATTGTTCAAAACCCTCACTTCATATATTTTTTGAAATAATTGTTCCGACTCGATATAAGTCTCTGTCGATGCCCAGGGAAGCTCTGCATCATTTAAAGCTGCTTCCACTAATTTTTCGGCAGCTAAATCTTTCGTGTTCGTATATAGTTCAATTTGCACATTGTCCATTTTTGTATGCACCAAGTTATCCGCAATAAAATTAGCTGACGATGTGCAAAGATAAACGATAAAAGGTGGCTCAGGAAGTGGAAAGTTACTGCTGTCCACGAAGTGGGAATATGCCACTGGGAACCCAGCAGCATCTATGACATTTTTTAATTCGGATAAATTAATCATTTTGAATGGCTCTTTCTATCTTGTCTAAAAACTCCGCAATCGCACGCTGTTCGGCTGGCTCGATATGAACTTGAGCAGCCACTCTGCCACCGCCACGTTTCGCATGCCCATGTTCCAAAAGATGCGTGAGACGATAATCAGTTTTGTTGTGAACAATATTTTTGAGTTTTCCTTGTTTTTTGATCCGCCAGCCTTTTGCATAATTTCCTGTGTTTTCAGGAGAATGTGTTTTCAAATCCTGAACTAAACCTTTGCTGGTTTCTTGAATTGCTTTTTGAACATCTTCTTCTAAAACGTGCGTATATCGTCTAAGTTCGTTTGCGATTTCACTCGAAATGTCATTAATGTCAGTCACCAGCTTTTACCTCCACATACAATTCGGTGAAACCATCCAATCGCATAAACGTTTTATAAATGGAATATTTAATTCCTAGATATTTTAAAAACAACTCATTGTCATAACTATCCGAATCCACGATGAGCAGCTTTGAAGGTTTTAACCCTAGCTGCCCAGCGTTTGTAAATTCGGCTCTTGTAATACTCAATTCTGAACAAAAAACAGATGTTGTGAATTCGCTTTTAACGAATTGACCAAGGTCATCCTGCGTAGAAACGATTGTGATTAGTTCACAAACTTGATCCAGAGAAATATTTTTCATATTACCGATTGAATTTTTAAGGTGTTGCATCTTGTTTAGCAACCCTTTCCTTTATAATTCTGTTCCGTAAACGATGTTGAATGTTATTTGCTAGGGGAATATCCTCTTGACGCTTTCGATAAACCCATGCTGCGTAATCGGAAAGTAACATTTGATCGTCCGCAGAATTGAGGTCCAGAACAATTCCTCGTCTTTCAATTTCATCTTTTGCAGCATCCAGCAATCGTATAAAATAGGCATCCCTCAAATCATGAAGAATG